TCTTCTTAAGTGCTGACTCAAGAGGATAAGGCTCAATGTCCTTCCAATCAAATGGTTCCTTGTCTGGTGCTGATGGAATAAGTGTGTAATTAGTTTCAGTTCCCTGACCATTACGCTTTAACTTCCACATTACGTTTGAGATGCTACCTGTTTCAAGTGCATACTCACGAATTGTATTAAATGATGACTGCTTGCTGATACCCATTGACCAGATAGCAACGTATGGTGCTTCGATTCCATCGTCAACTAGTACGTTGCAATAAAAGCGAAGACGGCCACGCCATCCTGCCTTTGGATCCTTGCGGTGCATTTCTTCTGCCCAGTCACGGCCTTCTGATTCCATTGTATCTACAGCCTTGCGCTTGTAGTCCTTTGGATTTACGTGCTCCTTAACAACAAGTGCTAGTCCACGCTTTTCGTTATAGTTTGCAGAGTCTTCATCGAGTTCTTCAATGAAACGGATCTTTACTGATTGACCGTCTGCAAGTTTTAGCCACTTTACCTTTGGCCCGTCGTTTTCATACTTTGGCTTGTCGAGCAGGGCATTGATGTTCTTGAGTCCCTTTACTACGCTCATATTATTCTCCTTTGGTTGTTATATTAGTTTAGCATAAGTGATATAGATTTGTCAAACTGGAACTCTAGGTTTCTAAGTTCTTCGTCTGGCATGTCTCCAATATCTTTATACTGAGTGTTTAGTTTAATAACGGAAACACGACTAGAAAGTTTTTCAACTATTCTATCTTTCATGTTTCCTCCCGCTTCATCATTATCAGCAACAACAATTATGTTATTGAAATACTTCTGAAGCAATTCTATTTGTGTGCTTGACACATTAGCGCCAAGGGTTGCTACTGCTGGCAATCCAACCTGATCTAGCCTAATGGCATCAAAGGAAGATTCTACTACATATACTCTATCAGATTTTTTAACTCTGTGCAAGTTAAAAAGTGTTTTGCTTTTTGGAAGTCCTGGAGTATTCTTAAAATCTTTTCCCTCAATAGATCTACCAACAAATCCTAAAGGAATTCCATCTGGGCTATGAACTGGAACAGTAACCATATCTTGCTTTTCTGAATACCCTAATGAGAATTTTATGCAAGAAGACTTTTCAATTTTTCTATATGTGAAATAGTTTCTTGCTCTTTCTGAGGCGACAAGATTGTTGTGTAGTCTTTTAATAATAAGTTCATCAAAAGTTTTATAGGTTTCTTCTTTCACAAGAACCTTATCAATTTCTGTAGTCAGATTAGTTAATTTTTCTTTGCTTTTTATAAACCTTGCAGACTCAAAGTATGTTCTACCAGATGTATGCATAACTAGTTCTATCAAGTCTGCAGATTTTTGACAAGAAAAACAGAAAAACATTCCGCTATCTTTTTGAACTTCTCCTGCTGGGGTTCTGTGATTATTGTGAAATGGACAAAAGATCATGAAGTCTGCATCAAGTTCAGACTCTACTGTTATACCCGATCCTGTAAGGACTCGCTTGACTTGTTCTGCGGAATAAAGATTGGATTGGTTCCGTCTATTCCTGCTATCCATTCGCTTTTCCTCTTCCCTGCGTAGACTGCCTGTATCGATAATTCAAATTCAAAAAAGTTCTTTATATCATTATACCTTATAGTGAAATCTGGGTCAAGATCAAGTCTTGGCACATATCCACTTAGTTTCATTTCTGATACTAAAAGTCTTATATATTCTATTTTTAGTCTGCCAATCATGGAGTCGTCATGAATAACCCCATCAAGATAAAACCTTTTTATAGGCTTATGATGATAGAAGGTTGGTGGCAAGTACTCCTTGTTTTCTGACATACCACATTATAACTACTTATCTTCAAAGTCTTTATATCTATAGTATCCCTTGTCAAAGTCGCACTGGACCAAAAAGTCTCCCATAAACCCATTACGGTTCTTTCTAAATGCACACTCAATGATGTCACTATTTGTTCCACGGCCCAAAGCAAGAACCCAATCAGCATCATAAGCAATCTGTCTAGACCAGGCTGTTTGACCCAGTGTAGGCACTGTAGACAGGTCGTTAACATCATCTGGTGTAGCAGATGAGATAGCAATGATAGGAACCTCTTCACCAATAGCCATCAGTTTAAGTTCTCTTGAAAGGTTCTTCATTCGTACCGTTTCATTATCTGACTTCTGATTAGGAGCCATCAGTTGTAAATAGTCAACAATTACAAAGTCAGGCTTGTACTGATCAATCTTTCCACGAAGAACTGAAGGGTTGATCTCTCCGCCTTGATCGTTTGATATGATATGAAACTCTGGCTTGCCTGCAAGATTCTTTGCATGCCAATCCTTTAGCATATCAATCTCAATCTCACCATTACTGATCTTACGATGTGACCAACGTCCTTCACCCATAATTGTAAATACACGATTACGAACTTCGGTCTCAGACATTTCAAGAGAAATTACCATTGGGGACTTTCCCTGCTTCCAAGCCTGCACTGCAAAGTAAAGTGCAAGCCAAGACTTTCCAATTCCTGGATAAGCAAGAAAGACACCCAGTTGTCCTGGCATAATTCCAGATGGTAGATAGTTATCAAACCCTGGCAATCCTGTTTTGATTCCAGACAGGCCAAGTGCCTGCTGCTTCTTTACATTTTCAAAGTATGCAATAGCAGACTCAAGATCTGTAACATCAATATCACGAATTGCAGCAGTGTTCTTTTTTAATTCTGAAGTCTTAGTAATTAATTCGTTAAGTGCACCAGTTCCATTATTGTTTTGAATCTCAGATGCTGCAGATCTAATAATGTCTTTTAGGCTATCTGTTAGATACTCGCCCTGAAGTTCTTCAAGGTGATGCTTTGTCGCACCAACACCTGCTACTGGCTCAAAGTCTCTAAACTTTTCAGTAACCAGTTCTGCTGGAGGAAGGACTGAGTTGTTTTCAAAATATAATCTTACGAAGTTCCAGATATCTCCGTGAGTTCTTAGAAGGTTGTCGACATTTGCCTGAAGTAGGACATGGATCTGTTTGTCTTTTAAGACAGCGGTAAGTAGTTTTGCCTCTGTATTATTCACTTAACCACTCCTTTGCCATTCGTCTACGCTCTGCTCTCTCTTCATCATCTTTAACTTTATCTTTTCTTGCCTGCAATATTTTTTCTGCGTTGTATGCAAAGTAGTTCCAAGAAGGATTCTCTGCAACTGAAAAGTAATACTCAAGTATATCGTAGCATCCTGGCAGTGTGTATGACTCCACAAGGGCATCTGAAGCCCACTGCTCCACATTAAGGTTTAGGGATGGCTTTGATTCGTACCTTGCGGTATGATACTTGCTGTATCTTGAAAGCAAAGCCATGCGGTCTTTGCGTTCTGCCATTATCCTTCAGCAGCCTCCGATTGGGCTTCCAAAATCTTTGCAGTTAGTTTATCTTCAACAAACTTATAGACTCGCTCAAAAGCCTGATCAGTATTTTCTCCATCACGCTTAGAATCTACAACACCAAGATCAAGTCTTAGCGATTGAAAGTTTCCTAGGTTAAGTGTGTATCCAAGTGTTACAGATACCTTTGTTGGTTCATTCGTTACTACATAATTGCTGTCTGACATTTTTATACCCTTCGTTAAATAGACTCGTTCCAAATTGGAACAAATCGTCCATCTTCAGTTCTTCTATAAGTAAGTATACCATCGCCCATTCTGCGTGTCAACTCTTGCTTGCTAGGCGTAATATCATTTGTAATTAACTTATCTTTTCTTGGTCTGCCAATATGGTGTGAAGCAAGTATATCACGAATCTCTCTTACCTGTGATTCAGAGTAGTATGATCGCACTTGAAAACCTCTTGCTCCGCCCTTTTGAGATCCAGTTGGAAATGGAATAACTCCACGCTTCATGAGGTCTGGCATATATTTTTTGTGACGATTAACTAAATCAGCAGTCTGACCTACTGTATATGCTCGTTCTCTTTTATTTTTAAAGTCACCAATCAAACAACTTTCTATTTGATCTTTTGTAATATTATAAACAGACATTATTCCATTTGATCTGTTTAAATGATGAACTCTAACCAGGTCTCCGTTTAGAAACCAAACCTTTTTGTTACCTGTAATTACAGGTGACTCATTGTACTTTTCGCTCTCAATTGTTCCCTTTTTAGTAGCCATCGGCCCTCCTGAGAATTACTAGGTGGATGAAAAAATTTTCTTGATCCACAAAGAATGCAATATAATTCCAGATTGTTTATTTCTGTGTACTGTCTATCTATTAGCATTCTTCCATTACATTTTGTACATTTGATCACGAGTTAGGAATTCCAAGCGCTATAATATTAATGCCCATTGTTATTTCTCCACCCACATTAAACTTAAGTGTGCCTTCTACCTTTGATGTTGTTATGCTATTTATTGTTACTGTTACATCTTTTCCAGCATCGTTCATTGCTTTGTTGTATGCTGTTGCGGTTACTATTGGTGGATATTTAAACTCTTTTTCAAAGTCATGAAACCACGACAGAGAGGTTCCTGCTGTTTGAGTTGATGTAGGAGAGACTAGTTCGTAACCTCCAATAACTGCTGCCTCAGATGTTTTTGCAGTTTGTGGGCCAGCACTTGGTGTGTCAACTACGGTATATCCTTTTTTAGAAGCACCCAACTGAGTATAAAGTTCATTTAGAGACTGAACAATTTGATATAGATAGGTTACATCTAGTGGTTGACCACGCTCTGGTAGAGGTAAAATTGGCATACTACAATTATACCAGACTCATGGGGTTGGGGTTGGCAAATTCCTTATTCCAGAGTCGTAGACTCTAACACTCTTAAAAAGTGTTAAATCAGTTACAAGTGTTCGATTTATTGATGCTATTTGTACTATTACTCTTACATTCTGTGTTCCATTTTTTAAAAACGAGTAATTCTGTGATCCAGATGTTCCAACATATGATGGCACTGCTCCATCAAATCCAGCAAAAACATCATATGTTGTCTGAGTTGATATTTGTCCAGTAGACCAATTTACAAATATAGTATTTCCAACAGCGTTAACGTCTCCTGGTGCAACAAGAACAGCATCTGAATTAGTAATAAATATTTTTGAGTACGCAGACTTTCTGTTTTTATCTTCTGAAACAATTCTAAACCTAACAATTCTAGAGTTTCCTGATGATACCTTGCCTAGCAATTCTTGTTTAATAATAACATTTTTAATTCCTTTATCTGGCTGTGCTTGCATTATGAAACACCTAAAGCAAATCTAAACTCAATATAGTTTGTTGTGTTTGCTGACTTTACAATTGGTCTCGATTCTACATTTTTAATTACAGAGTATCCAGTTAATCCATACAAAGAGTTTGTAGATGTAACGTTTTCCAATCTTACACCATCTAGGCAAACATAAAATAGATCTGAAGGAGATCCAGCCTCTGTGACACATGAATATATTTTTACTACACTAGCCTCTTTCCAATCAAAATTATCTGACTTGTTTAAATCCTTAAGTGTTTTTGTTGCAACAATATATCTGCTTTGAGAAAAATCAAATGAATGATCTGCTGTTCCATCTGTGTATGATTCATTGTCAATATCTACTTCAAACCTTGCATACTCTTGTACAGAGTTTGTTCCAATATAAGAAAACTCTAAAAGTATTTTAACATTGTCTGGGACAGTCTCGGCATTACCTACTGTATTGACAATAGAAAACGCAAATCTTAGTTCATCTAGTGGGCTATTTTTTGTAAGGTTTACTGATGTTTCATTAAGTCTAATATATTTAGATCCAGAGCCAACCTCTATTTCTCCTAGTGAGTTTCTTGTGAGGGTAGAACTGTTTCCAACCATAGCAATAATATTGTTTAAGAATCTACATCTTTCATTTCTGTCTAGCCTTGTTTTATTAGTAAAAATTTTATTATCTGCATTTGTTTGAAACACTGGATACGCTTGACTAATAATATTTGTTTCTACATCATTAACTAGAGCACCTGGTGAAACAAATGGTAAGGTAATGGGGCTTGGTGCAACAAGTGTGAACTTGTTTGATTCTGGAACTGTTTGAATATTTTTATCTAACAAGTTAAAAACTGCTGGGGAAATACCAGATATCGATATTTTAGTTCCAACCGTAAGACCATGGGGCGCATCCGTTGTGTATGTTATGGTTGCTCCTGCTGCAGTTGCATTAATTATATTAACTACACGATCATCTAATGGACCATAGACAATAGGAATTTCTCTGGCTGAAGATCCAACAGGCTGATAAAGCCAGTTGTCTGTGTCTGCAAAGGAAAATATATTTCTACTATCAAAAGATCCAGCAACTGGATTTGATGCAGCAGAGAATACGCCAACCTCTGTTATCTCATATCTTTCTTCTGTTGGTAGTTCTGCTGTTAAGACTATCTTATCAATACCGTTTTCGTTTACGAATCCTCTAGAAATAATCGGTACACGAAACATCTCAAAGTCTAAAGATTTTTTTAATGAGTAGTCTCCTAAGTCCCCATCAGAAGGCACTGGGTTGGGTCCACAGCCCACAGCAATGTGAGAGGCATATGATTGTGTCTGGCCAACAAGATACTTGGCTAAAAGATTCTTACCTATATTAGTTATCATTAATTACTCCCATTGTATATTGTATCACTAAAAACTTCTCCATCTGTGAGAACTTGAACCTCGACCTGCTCATTTTTTTTCATATTGATCAAATTAATAACTAAGTCTCCAGTTATTGGGTCAATATATACGGCCTTACAGTTTGGTGTCTTTATCCACTTAGTCTTATCTCTTTCAATGTAGCCTGGGTTATTTTCTGGTGGGGGTGGTGGAGTTATGTCATATCCTGTTCCACAAACTGGAAGACGATCAAAAATAGATAATGATAAAGACTTAAAATATGAGTCAGAAGATTGTAGTCTTAAAACATTGTTTGGATTGTATTGTAGGTATAAATCTGTTAAGTTTTTAATTGGTGCGTAAATGACCTTTTGCCCATTAACTAAATCGTGTCTAGAGATAGTGGCAAGTTCATAGCCACCTATATCTTCAAACACAAGATCTGTCATGTTGTCAGCCTCCATTTTTTCTTCATCAAAAAGAATTAAGTCTGGAGTTGCAATTTTTACAGAGGTATTGTCTATTTCTATTCTTGGTGTTGGAAGTGCTGCAGTGGCATCTCCTGATCCATAAATTGGGCTTGACATTAGATTACCTCACTTAAAAATACTGTCATATCTGGGCCATCTGAACTTCTTGCAAACTCAATGTTATAAACAACAAATCTACTTTCTGGATTTGAGGCCATACTTATATCATTTTCCTTATAATCTAAACTTACTATATCTCCAAGTTGGATTGTTGGTATTGCAAATATCTTAACACCAAGAGACCTTCTTGGCTTTGTTGTTTTTTCAACTATCCATTTCATTAAATTTGATGCCTCATCTTGTGATTGAATATATGTAGTATCTAGTGAAAAATCTTTTTTGCCGTAGGTCATTCTGCTAAGTTTTATATCTTGATAATCCTGTTTAAATTTAAAAGGATTTGAAATTAATTTATCTGCAACAAACTGCGGGTTTGACTCTGTGCTATTCTTTTTAAAATACTCATCAACTGTTAGATTATTATTAGATTGCTGGGTAAAGGTAACTCCCTGAATTCTTAAATAGTTACCACCTGTCTCATCTAGGTTTAGCGTTGTGTCTGTTGCATTAAAAATTAAAAACTCTGCTCCATAAGATCCTGCTCTAAATCCAGATATTACATAGCCTTTCATCTTATTAAATGTTGGAGAAATTTTTGCAGTTAATGCTGGATAAGCCTTATCATATTTAAAATTAAAAGATGCTGCTTCTCTCATTATGCTTCCAAATTCTTCAAAATATATTTTATATTTTGGCGGTTCTGAAGAACCAATACCAGAAAGATATGTGTTTTGGATTAAACCACTCATGGCGTACTTTTTAAATGATTCGTTTACGTCTACTTCGTCGTCGCCAAAAACTGAATTAACTGGAGTGTCTAAGGCAAATGATGTATTTTGAGAATAATTGTTTGACAGAGCATACACATTTTCAAACATTGCTCTTGATGAACCTCTAGCAAATAATGCAAGACTGTTGTATACTGGAAGAGGATCTGTATCATCTACTGTCTTTATAAGTTTTCCATTAATGTACAAATAGAATCTTCTCGTGCTTCCGATATCCTCATACTCAACTGCAAGATCGTATACTGTTGGATTTTCTTCTGCAAACATTCTTGATTGTCCAGTAAATCTTCCATCATCTACAGTAATTTTTCCAACAGCGTCGTACAAAAGAACTGGAACAGCGATTCCATTATTAGATTTTATTTTGTAAAAGAAGACATTGCTAACAGTTTCTCTATCTTCTGTTGACAAATTTTCTAGGCCAAGGGCAGCAATTTCAAAATAGTAACCGACATTGGTAGAAGGATTTAGCATTACTGCTATTCCAGCAGACCCACCTGTAACATTGATGTTTTTGTCTGGTGTTGAACCATCTACAACGTAAAAATTAAATGCCCCGTTTGCAGTTTGTCCTGAGTCTTTACTGTTTTCTATTTTACCAATTATTCTTACTCTTGTTCCAAAATGCTTATACTTTGTATCTGGTAAAGATTTATGCACATATGATATAAAGTTTTTTGGTCTTTGTGTTGTTTTAAAATTGGGACCATTTAAACAGAGTGCTGACGACTGAAGAGAGCCTGGTCTTGGCTGTGTGCTTGTTGTTATTTCACCACTCATTACCGTAGACATAAAGTTTTTAATTAATCCAGTTCTAGTAGATGTTCTTGCCAAAGCATCCGAAGAAAATCCATCTGGTGTAATTTTACCAGCAGCCTTGAGCAAGTTTATTTCTTGTTGTGTCGCACCTGGTGGAATTGTTATTTGGATATCTGCCGACTCTACATTTTTATCAAATAAAAATTCTGAAAGCATGTAGCATCCTTTAACATTTTCATCAGACTTCCAGTACTCAGATATGCCAGCAGAGTGAGCAACTATCTGAGTTCCAAACTGTCCTCTTCCGTGCTTTACCACTGGACCATTTTTTAATTTTACGATGCCAGATATTTCCTCGTAGATTGGCTCAGAGTATATTCTAACTAAGCCAGTGGGGTAGATCTTTCCATTAAATGGCAATTTAGAAAAATAGTTTTGATATTCTTCATTTGATGTAATCCAAGCATTTCCAAATCCAGTAATATTGTACTGAACTGCATCATATCTTATAATCTCTCCTTGTGAATAAAAGTATCCGTTATATCTACCAATATTATACACAGCCTCACCAAAACTAAATGTATTGTTTATAACTATATTATTTTTTACAGTTGGAACATCTGCTGAAAGATTAGAGTTTAAAGGTATCGCACTAAGGGAATATGCGGACTGTGTATTAGTTTCATTATTAATTGACTTTGTAAACTCTGTTCCAGAGACTTCCCACAATAGTGCAGGCTTATAGATATAGATTCTTTCATCATCTAATAGGCTTGCCTGTCTTGTAGTACCGATAGATCTTTGTATGTGTCTTGTTGTATAGTTAATCACTCCATCATTATAAACATTGTTTGCTTGTGCAGAAACAGAAATAATGTTTGCAATCTTAGCCTTATCAAGAGTCTTGTTTTTAATTTCTCTATCTTCAAACAAGTCGTTTGTTCCCTTTAGGGCAAACGTTGTAGGTCTTTGTTCTTTAGTCGGCATAATGTAGTCTTTACTCATCATTACAAAATTGTTATACTCATCAAAAAACATTGCTGTCTGTGTTGATATTGCTAAGTCTTGGAGAACTTGTGCAACGCTTTTATCTGGTCCAACAAAGAAATATGGAATAATTATTTCTTTTTCATTTTCAACTCTTTTAAAGGTATAATTAGAAAAACCAATATGGTCTAACAAAAGAGACACTGCTGAACTAACAGAAACCTCTGTCATTAATATTTGTGGGGCAGTGATTGACTCTAGATACCAGTACATGTCTCTTAAAGAAAGAGATACTGTCTTTCCCATTAGGTCTTGTTTTGGAAATGATTCTGAGTACAATGTCTTAATTGGTACCCAGTAATCCCATCCATCAACATCAACAATGACTTCGTAAAACTTTAACTGTGCATGTCTATTAATGTATTTTGATATAATGCTGCCCTTACCAGTATTAAAAGAGAAAGCGTTATTTTCATTAAATGCCTGGTCATGATCAAAAATATTAATAGTTCCATTTGAAGCGATTAACTGTCCTACTGGCAAACCAGTAATACCAAGATCTGAAGCACTTTTGTTAATTGAATAGTCAAGAGTTTTATCAGAGATGTTAAGAACAAGTCTTGGAGATATTTCTATAAGGTCAAATGTTGAGTCCTTTGTATTCATTGTGTCTACAACAATTCTAACTCCAGATATAAACTCAAACTCTCTATACTGCTTCTTACCATCTAATGATTTTATGAATACGCTTGGAGATGTTGCATCTGTTACAAAGTTAGTTAGTCTATTGACTGTTTCATCTTGAATATACCAGCCATATTTTGGTGATATGATTGTATAATCTTCTCCATTCCAGATATGAAACTTTCCTAAATCATTTTCATTTTCTTTTATAAGATAGGCGTATCCAATTACGGACTTGTCAGGCAGTAAGGATATACTTGTATATATTTCCGCAAATACAAAGTTTGAAGTCCATTCATCAGGCACCATTAGTCCGTATGCAATTTCAACATATCCATCGCTTTTTATAATTGGAGTGCCATCTGATCTAGTTTTTGATGCGTCAAAAGACATAATGTTTTCCCAATTACCATCTTTTAAAAATTGAATCTTCCATCTGCTAGGAACCTTCTTATTCAAATCTCCAAAAAATGGATCTGCAAATGAGCCAGTTGGAGAAGAAAATGGTCCTAAATTTTCTGTACCAGTGTGTGTTTGCATTTTTATTACAACTCTGTTAGTTGGCACTTGTTCTTTATATACAACAAAAGGACACGCATCTTCTATAGAGTTTTGAGAACCAGTAACCTTAGAGGCAATACCATATTCATTTCCAGACTCCGTTCTATAAGAAGTCCAGTACTTAAACTTATCATTTTTATCTGCCATGTAGTATCTTGGTCTGTCAGCCATAAATAGATTTGGGTGGTGTAGTTTTCCATTTTCAAAAAATACTGCTTTATTTATTCCAGATCTCGGCCTAAACTGATTAAAACATTCTTCTAAAGAATAAAGTGTCTTTAATTTTTCTTTCTTTGTTAAAAATGTTGTGGGTATGTCATTGTTATCAAATGTTCCATCTACAAGAACATCTGCATCAGTTGCCCCTGTATAAAAATTTCCATCATCATTAATGTCAAAACTTGTAGGAAGGGATGAATATATAGAAGAAGAATCTGTTGGCCTATATCTATAGTTACCAATATGTTTTATATTGGTTGGGATATTCATATTCCATTCTGCTGTAATTATTGACTTATTTCGTACCGTCGATGTAGTCTCTAAAAATGTTTGCAGGTCTTTGTCTTCAAACATTATACCTCTTCCAGACTTATTGAGACATTCCAGAAATCAAAATTAGTTCCTCTTTTTTCAACAGAGTATGAAAAATCACTAATAAACATTTCTATGAGTTGGTTGTATTGTGCAAGGTGATCGTAAGGCTCTGGTGTTCCTTTAAAAATACCTTTTCTGTCATATGCAAGAAATACCCAGAAAGAACCTTTGTGAGAATCATACCACTCAAGCATGTCTGCTCCGCCTGCTCCGCCATCAGATGTGTAGGCCTTTCGTGGTGAAATTCCAGTAACATCATCAAAGTTTGGAATGTCTGAGTGAGACCTAGATGGTATCATGTTCCAACTTGTGCTTAATGTAAGTTTATCTGCAATGTGATATGATCTCATTCGACCATTGATCATTCTTTCACGCTTTTCAATTCTTTCTTCTGAGAACTCAAGTGGCTGCCTGTTGTCATCAGTAGTTAAAATAAATTGATCAAGCAGTGTCTGGTCTTCAACGTTTAGTGGATCTACTCCAACTTCATAACCATTTGGAACATACAAACCATCTTTAAGGGTTCCAGAGTTTTCAGACCACAGCATTCCGCTAGGTCTGTTATATTTTCTGCGACCCTGTATATATGTTACTCTGCGGTCAATCTCTTCTTCATCGGCCATTTAACGACACTCCCCTAATTCTTCTATCATCAACCCTCTTAATAGTTGACATTACTGCTTGAGCAATATCATTTGGATTTGCATCCGTCTTTGCATTAACAGTTAATGTATATGTATTATTATACACTGCTCCGCCAGTTGGCTGGCCACTATTGATTGACTTCATTGTATTTATACCGTGGGTTTCTACAGCATACTTGCTCATTATAAATTCTCCTGGAGTTAACATTGCTGGAACTGTATCTGTTCCTTTAGCAAAACTTCCAAGGGCAGTAGCAAAACCACCAAGGGAGAAATACTTAGGAATTAATCCACCCATTGATCTCTTGATTGGCCAGTTGCCAAATGCATTTGCTGCTGCTGCATTACCACCAAAGTTCTTTAGGTTCGCTGCATCTTTTGCTTTTTTGTCTGCTGCTGCTTTAGCGGCTCTGGCTGCCGCTTCCTTAACAGCCTTGTCTTGGGCAAGCATTCCTGGAGTTGGGGCCATGGCTTTTTGTACAGCAAGATCATTTTGCATTTTGTAGAATTGTTGTAGATGCTGTCCTGGAGTATTTCCAGCATTTTTTGTTACGTCTCTAACATTCATGTTTTGCTGGAATAGCATTTGATTCTTTTTATTATCTGCAGCAATTCTAGCAAGTTCTTCTCTATGCAAGGCAGAACTAACAAACATTGGGTCATTTTTGTTTAGTTCACCTAGTGTTGGTTTTTTAACACACTTTCCATTTACCAGTGTTTCTCCTGCTGCACATGTCTTTGCTCCTCCCTCCTTTTTTGTAACCTCTGCTTTTTTTATTGGAACACAATTTCCTTGAGCATTTTTTTCCTGACCTTTAGGGCAGGTTTTGACTGTGTTTATTTTTCCAGGATCTTCTCCGCCTTCGCAAGTTCCATCGCACTGAATAAGCCCATTCATGTTCCAACCGCATCCCATGCCAGCGTTAGCGACGCAAGGTGTTGCACCACCTGGATCTGCAACTTTTGTTGCCACACAGTTTCCATTGCCATCGTCAGTGGTTCCATCTGGACACTCATTTGTTCCTGCTGGAATAATTGGTTCTGGAATTGGTATACAGTCTTTTATTCCTTCGTCCCACATGAATCCAGGTGGGCACTGAGTTCTGTATGCTTCTTTAAGTCTAGGCATAACCTCTAGGGCATCTGCTATTGCTTTGTCTGCCACCTTATTATTAACTCTTGCCTCATCAATTGCATTCTGGTATTGCTCCCATGTTCTTCTAACCTTGTCAAGTTCTTTTACTTGCTCTCTAAGGTCAACATTCTTTTTCCTTATGTTCTCTTGATTTGGCTCAATTTCTTTTTCTTCTAGATTAAAAATAGTATCTTCTAGTTCTTTAATTCTTGTTTCGAGTTGTTTTCTGGTTTTGCCACCCTCTGTAACTTTTGAGAGTTCTCTTTCTCTAGACTTTTCTAATACATCTCTTTCTTTTGTAACCGCATCTGCTGCTGCCTGTGCCCTCATATCTTGAGCAGCCCTTGCTGCTGCTGCTATATCTCCAGATGTCAGCGCTTCGGCAAGAGATAGTTGTCCCTTTTGCTGAGCAGAGATTGCAGCATTTGCTTTTTCAACTTCATCTAAAGCCTTAATTCTTTCGTCATACTTTTCATTAATTTTTTCTTCTTGTTTTTCAATTTCTCTAAGCGCTGCTTCTTTGTCATCTTTTTCATACTCAGCCAAATCAATTTGATCTTGTGCTTTATCAATTTTATTCTGAAAATCTTCTGTTTCTACTTCAAATTGTAAAGTTAACTTTTTCTCTTTAACATCTACTCGCTCCATTGCTGTAGCAAAGCCTTGATCAAAAATCTTTTGCATTCCTTCAATAGTATTCTTATCAAGATTTAACTGAATCTTTTCTTTTTCTAATGTTTTTCTAAGCACTCTTAAGAATTGTTCAAACCCAGCATCTCCTGGTTTAAATGATGCTAGATCAATTAACGCTTGCTTAAGAGCAGCACTGGACATTATTGCGTCCAGTTGTTCTTTTGTAAACTGGCCCATTAGTTCTGTTAACTTTTTTAAGATTTCAATTTCTCTATCTAGGCCTGTTTCTTCATTAGTCAATGCGTCAATGGCAGCATAATTTCTTTTTTCAGCAGTTGCTATTCTCCAGGCATCAGCAATTTCTTTTATCTGTCTATCATCTAAATTTTTATTTGCAATGGCTGCAGCAAAGGTTGCATCTGCAACTGCCTCTAGTGCAACAGATCCTTCAATACCAGCAGCCCTAAGTCTATTTAGTGCTGTAACCTGATTTCCAATTTGCCTTGCCATCTTTTCTTGATCACTTACAAACTCTCCAAGTCTGATTGAATCAAGGGCATCCTGAATGCTTTGAGCATCATCCTTTATTCCTGTGATATTCCCATTTGCATCAAAGTCAAAAAGTCTATCCTTGTATGTTTCAAACTCTTCAGGAGTCATCCCAGTAATAAGGTCAATTAGGTTTTCTCCTGCTCCTAAATCTCTTAGATCATTTTCAATACCGCTAAATATGCCAACAGTTTTATTTTTACCAAACAAGGTGTTTAGAGTTTTAAATGATGCTATCCATCCCTCTGTAAACTTAATTTGATTTTTTCTTACATTTTTTAGTTTCTTTACCAAATCATCTAATGGTGATGATTCTATCTTGGCTTTTTCGTCCTTAGAGCCACCACCCTTACCCTTCATTAGATTATCCATCATGGTTTGTAATCCAATTATGTCTTTTACTTGCTCAAGAACATCTTCTTTTGCTGCTTTGCTTCCCTTGTCGGTAAACTTTCCAGTTTTAACATCAATTATAGTTGTAAGGACTCTTGTTACGGCTTCTTCATGATTTCGTTTACGTAATCTAGGAGTCATGCTTTCAGCATAACTTCTTGCCCATTCCATTCTAGATTCTTTATTAGCAAATATAGTTGCATGTAAAGTTGTGAATGTTTGAAGTGCTGTTTTTCTTAAATCTGATGGAAGCCCTGCAAAATATTCCCAATTTTCAGAAATTTTTTCAATTGCTGTTGCATCCATTCCTGCCTTGTCTAATACAAGTTCTACTTCTTTTTTTGTTACATCTGGCATTGCTTCAATTGCTGTATTAATCCTGGTTATTTTTGCAAGTGCCTTTGGATCCTTTAGTACTATTTCAATATTAATTTCTTCATTATCCATTTGTTGCAACAGAACAAGGGTTGAATACTGTGCCTGGAAGTCTGAGTCTGTTAAGCCAGACATGTTTACCATTATGTCTTTTGCTAATTTTTGGTCTTCAAATCCTCCAAGTATAGATTGAAGTTTATTTAAATCATCTATGCCCTGAACATTTAAAAATGTATCAAATGTTTTCTTTAAGTTTTCGTCATCATCAGTAAATAAATTAATAAATCCTGATGCTTGTCCTGGACTAAACTGTCCAGAAGAAACTACTGCTTCTATTTTTGCTCTTACAACAGACTCTTTTATTTGTGCAGTTTTTGCAAGCAGCATATTTGCATCGCCCTCTTGCCTTGTTCCCTTAAATCTCGTTTTTACTGCTTCTTTGCTGCCAGTAAAGAATGCTTGTTTTTCACCAGAAGATGCAAGTTTAAGTTGTTGCTCAATTCCTGCTGTAACTCTGTCATTCATTATTCTAAGTTTGCCAACAGAAGCCACTCTTTTTTGTTCTAATAAGTCTATCTCTTTTTGAATTAGTGCTTTTTTTTCTAAGTCTTTTGTTGCTGCTTTATCTGCTTTTAGTTTATCAATAGTTTTTGATGTAGTAACTTCTATACCGTCAATTTGTGCTTGAATTGCTTCATATGCTTGACTTGCCATTCCTGAAGCAAAAGCAGAATTTTGCTTAATAGAATTTTTAATAGAATCAACTCTTTTTTCAGCATATCTAAATTCTTTTTCTATTGCATCAAACTCTTCTCTTGTAATAGCATACGATGCATAATCAGTCATTCCTAGAGTTAATTTATCACCTAATTTATTTTTTTGTTGTTCTGCTCTATCTAATTGACTTTGAAGATTTGGGACTAAGTTATCAAATTGAGATACTGTTTCTTCTGCAATCTTAATTCTAACTTCAAAAGGTTCTTTTGTTATATCTTTTCCATTTGATGTTAGCAATTTTTGCAACTGTCCTTGAATCTTTATTCCAATAGTCTTGTCTTGGAACTCAATGCCAACCTGGTCTGCAATACTTGTAGCCTGGGCTGCATCAATTACACCATCTGAAACATAACTTGCTAGTTTTAATGAAAATTCTTTCATGGCAATATCTGGCATAGCCTTAAATCTTGTTTCAAAGGCTGATATATCTGCTTTGCCTGCTTCACTTTTTAGGAATGTGCTTCCAAACTTAGCGCCCTTGCGCTCAAAAGAAAAATCTCCGCCTGCTGATTCTCGCTTACGTGCTGAAAGTTCTGATGCGCCTACCTTGCCAGTTATCTCTCCGACCTGTTGCATTTTCTTTGTTGTTGCATATAACTCATCAACAAGTCTTGCTTCTGCTTTGATTGCATCATCTTGTTTCTTTTTAAATAGCCAAATACCAGCAACTAATGCACCGATTGCAATAGTTGCAATACCCATCGCACTTGACAACATTGGAAGTATCATTGAAAGACCCATTAAAGGCATCATTATTTTTTGTGCCATCTCGCCAATCTGTCCAGGAATCATAGAAGCCATCATTGCAGCGCCTGATGCTGCCATTGCTCCACCAGTTACTCCTGCTTTAGTCATTTTTCTTGGAATCTTATTTCCATCTTCGTCATACTTTGTTCCAAATTTAGACTTTAATCTGCTAGATAGTGTTTGTCTTTGTGCTGATTCTGCAGTTCCAGCAGTAATTACTGATCCTGGCATTCCAACATTTTGTTCTAGCCTACTTCTCTTTTGAGCATTACGTCTCTTAGATTTTGCAATAGCATCAATTTCGCCATCTCCATAGAGGGCTTTTTTAGATGCTGCTGCCTTTGCTTGTGTTCTTGCTTCTATTCTTTGTCTTTTTTCTATTTGTCTTCTTAAAGATTTAGCGTTAGCATCTATTGGTCCCGTGCCATATAGCAAACTTCTAGATGCAAGGGCTGCTGATTGTGAAAGTGTTGTTCCAATAGTTGTGCCGACTGCCTTTGCTTCTGCAACTGACCCTCTTGCGCCATCCACTATTGCTGCTGCAATTGTACTTCTTGCTTCTGGAGCATTTGCTGCGCCAGGAATAATAGTTTTTCCTACTCTTCTAGGTGCTCCTTGAACAACTCTTTTTCCTTTTGGAACCGTGGTTATTAATGTGTCTTTTTTACCTTGAGAAGATTCAACATTCTTTGGTAGTTGTTTTGTCTTTGGTTTTGTTAACTTTTCAGTTTTTTCATCTTCAAAAAGTTCTCCTGGCTTTATAGCAATAGAACTGTGTAGTTGATGAATTCCTTTCCAGTCGGCATTAAGACCTGCTTGAAGTCTTTTTTCCATTGCCTCATAGACTGCCTTTTCTTGAGGATCTGTGATTCCAAAACTATCTATAACAGGCCTTATCTTATTAAGAGCCTCTTGAATTTCTTTTTTCATAGCAGCCTGGTACTGGTCTGCTGTCATTTTTTCTACAATTTCTTTTGTTTGAACTGCAAAGAATCTTTTACGACCTCCACCTGGTAGTGGGTCATCAATTCCAAGATTTATTCTTGCCTGCTGTTCCATTGAAGGAAGGTTATCAATGTATGTTTTTGTTTTTTTATCAAATGTTTGTGCAAAATCTCTTTCGCCAGAAGCGGTAGCAAATACTCCAGCAGGGCCAACGTCTGCAAGAACATTTCCTCCAAGGTTTCCTCTACCTAGGTCTTTATCTCCTCTTAGTGCTGCAGCAACATTTTGCTTAATGTATTCTTCTTGTGTAAACTTGTTAGACATTTTTTCTGGATCAAACCTTGGATCAAATGCTGACTCAAGAACAACGATTCTTCTTTTACCTTTTGGATCTGTTGGATCTAAAATTGTTTTAATTGTTTGTTCTGGAGCATCTAGGCCATGAACTCTCCTAGCAATCGTGGTTGCTCTTTGTTCTGCAAGGGCTTCTCTGTAACTGTTTGCTGGCTTTACAAAAACTTTTTTATTGTCTGCTGTTTCATATACTCCGCCAAGACCCTTTAGTGCAGTAAAACTTCTTCCAGATGTTTGCGCTATCTGTGTGCCATACTTTTCTGGCTTTGATTCTTTGAGTGGACTTGACCTAACATCTTTGTCTAGTCTGTCTAGTTGTTTGTTTCTTTCCCCAAAGGCTGCTTCTCTAAACGCAGAAAAAGTTGTTGCTGTAGTTCCTAGTCTATCTCCACTAGGACCTCTGAACGGAGAACTCTTTTCTCCATTATTATCTATAAGAACAATTCTTCTCTTGTCTGGAGTTTTCCCAGGCTCATACTCATAGCCCTGAATAATTCCTAATTCTTTTGCTCTTTCTAATACTTTTCTTGTAGACTCTGGATCCTTACCACCAAAACCTTCTTGAACGCTAAAACTTGCTATATTAGAGTGTAGCGCTTTCATCAAACCAAAAGTACGTGAGGATGTAATCTTAGGATTGTTTGCTGGTATGGTTTCAAAAAGTGTTTTTCTTACTAACTCATCGTTTACATGAGTTGGTGGCTTCCCATTTGGGCCAGATCCACGAATAGTCTCTAAGATTAGTGAGTCAATTGTCTTTGCATCAAATGCATTAATACCAGATGGCTTCCACTTTTCTGGTCCACGCTTTTTCCACTCTTCTTCCCATTGTTCAAATGAGATACCTGTATCTTTTGACATTGCCTGGTTATATCCAGATTTAAAGTCATACAGAAGTCCGTCTTGAACTAAGATTTTTGGTTCAATACCCTGCATTGTTAATATGTCTTTGTAAAGTCTTAAAGTTAGGGCCTTTTGTTCTGACATTGGAGACTTTAATATGTCATCAATGTGCATCTTATTCTTTGCGCCAACATGGAACTTCTGGGTTTCTCCAGCCATTCTGCTTGACTTTACTACACCTTCTTGAGCATCATCAGTTCCACCGTTATACCCTTGAATTTTTTTACCAGCGATCATTGCACGAATTACTGGCCTATTGTCTGGGTCTTGTGCAGACTTTGCTGGAATAACTGCTTCTCCTGGAGTAAGCATCGAGAACACAGTATCTTCATTTCCAGTTCCTGGGACTTTTGTAGTTCCTGTTGAATACTTCTTTAAGCCCTTGCCTCCTGGAGCCTTTCCTGCTGGACCAGTAAAGCCTGCTTGTGCTGCTATGGCCCTCCTGTAGGCTGATGCTAGGGTGTTTACTGCTGTTGCTTCAGATGTAAATGTTTGTCTAAGTTTCTGATGAACCTGATCAAGTGATGCTGCTACAGCAGAAGCCTCAATTTGTTGCTGAGTTAAATAGTCTGTTTGTTGTCCAAGAATCTGTGTTGATGACCCTGCTCTAGTAAATACAGACCTTAAAGATGCAAACATTTTAATTATATTTGCAACACCGTTAGCAAGCAAACCAAAAGCCATTAGTGCTACTGGTCCTACTGCACCAAGGGCTACTGTTAAGATAGTTATAAATCTCTTACTTCCATCTCCTAGATCATTAAACTTATCAAGAATCTTTGCTACAAACTCAACGATTGGAGTTAAAGCCTTTAAGAACTGCTCTCCAACTGGAGCAAGAGTTACCTTTAGATCTTCAATTGCTTTTTTAAACTTATAGGTAGTTGTTTCTTCAATCTTTCCCAGTTCTCGTTCAGATAAGATTGCTAATTCTTCTGTTGTTGCTTTTGTTAGTTCTAAGACTCTTGATGCCTGGCTACCCTCGGCTACTACGTTTTGAAACAAAGTAGATAGTCTTGAAAACTGGAACTTTCCAAACAATTGCTCAATGGCACGAGCACGATTAAGTGGGTCCAAAGTATCTAGTGCATTTGCAAAGTCTACTACTGTTGACTTAACATCTCCTGCGTTTGCTTCTACAATACCCTTGATATTTACACCAAGCCCTGCTAAAAATTTTGAAGCCTTTTCAGATGGATTAATTAATGAAGCAAGACCAGACTTAAGTGCGTTTGCACCTTCTGATGCATTGATTCCACCTTCCTTCATCGCTGTTAGGAAGAATGCTAAATCCTCTACATCTCCACCAAGTTGCTGAACAACTGGTCCAGCCTTTGGAATTGCAATAGTTAAATCTTCAATAGATACAACAGTTTGGTTTTCAACTGAGTTTAAAAAGTTAATCTTTTTTGCTAAATCTTCTGTTGCTGTACCGAATGCGTTTGTAATTGATATTGTGGTCTCTAGGGCTTGAGACTGTTCAACTCCACCGAGCACTGCAAGTCTTGTCGCCTGTGCAACCTGTGCAGTTAGATCGGCACCAACCTTACCCATTGCTGCTGCATCTGCAGCCATCTTCATTGTTTCTTCTACTGCAACGCCATACTTTGTATACTCTCTTGCTAGTTGCTGTATATCTTGAACCATTCTGTCAGTTTGTTCTTTGGTCGTAAACATGTCACCATAAACACGCTTAAACCTAATTGCCTGCTCTTCCATTTGCATAAATGTTTTAGCAGCAGCACTTCCAAGCATTACAAGTGGAACAGTAAAACCAACCATCAACTGGCGACCTGCCCACTGAGTATTCTTACCAAAGTTTAGAAGGTTGGTCGATCCTTGTTTTAATAGTTGATTCAGAAGTTGCTGCTTCTGGGCTGCCATGGCTGTCTGTGTGCCAAGATTCTGCATGTCTAATGTTAAAGGTCTTACAGCAATTGCCTGAAGAGCACCATTGGCTCCACGACCCATCTTTATATACTGAGTCTGAAGATCCTTTACACGCTCTCGTGCTACTTTATTTATTGTCTCAAATTCAGACCTAAATAGTCTACCGAAAGTTTTTGTTGCTGCTCCAGTATATCTAAAGTACTCTCTAGATGTTAACTTGTTCTTTTCTAAAGCATTAGTAAAAGACTCTGTGCTGGATGTTACTGTTCGCATAGATGCTTGGAATTGTCCAGTTGCATTTATGCTGTTCATCAAGTTTTGTGCTTGATTTGCTGCTACCGCTGCTGCAGAGGTACCAGACTTTGCCATTTGTGTATGGAAGGCTGATATTTGACGCTGAAGAAGTTTTAAACTTGCTAAAGCATCAGACGTATCAATATTTACATGAATATTGGATTGAACATCAGCCATCCATTAACACCTCTTATTTAGTTATTTACAAGGTTGCCAAGTAGTGCAGCGTCTGAAAGTCTAATTCCAGATGCTTCTTCGACAATCTTGTATACTGTAGGAAGATCTATATTTTCTTCTAGGGCTTCCTTGTCTTCTGCCAATTCTGGCTTGTATTGTTGCATTGCAATTTGAACACATTCCATAAGCAGGTTCATTGATTTTTCGTTATCTTCTGCTACCTTTGCAATATCCTCGAACTTTGCCATGAATGGACGAAGTAGAGATATCTTAAGTGGTCTTACCTTGATCTTTGTTCCGTCGATCAATGTTACTGTTTTTTCTTCAGTGGCGGTTGCCATTTATTCCTCCTTATAAGGTTTAGTCAATTATACCATAGCGCAGGCTTATTTTTTATTAATCGTAAACCTCGTAGGTTAGACCCATACCAATTCCAAACCCTGCCTTTTCAGCATTTGGTCCTTGTAGAGCCAATATATCATTTCCATCTGTTACTGCTCCACCGCTAAAAACTCTAGCCTTCATGTCTTCCCATTCATTACCGCTACCAGAGTTTTTATCTAAATCGACTCCTTCCATGGCAGCAGCAAACTTTTTATCGTTATAGTCTAATTCTCTTTTTATTTTAATTGTTGCAGTTAGTTCTGGCATAGATAAGGACTTTTCAAGTTCCTCATAATCTTTCCATATTCCAATGAGAAAAACCTCAGACTCTAGTTTTGCCAAATCTAAACTTTCCCAAGTTGAACCGCTGTCTACTGCCTGATTTTTAACAGTCTCTTCTGACTTCTGATTAATTTTTATTCCTGCTGCAATATCAATAATCTCATATATTGTTGGTAAATCTAAATTATCTTCTAGGTCATCTACTGTTTTGATTGATGGACAATACTGTTGCATGGTAATTAAAGCGCAATTGACTAATGTAGATATTGATTCATCATCTGTTTTTGATAACTTTATGTTATCAAATATTTCCAGGAATTCTCTTAGATACTTTATCTTTAGTGGTGCAGCAACAATAACTCTACCATCGACTAGTGATATTTTTTTAGTATCATATATTTTTGTTGCCATTATATAAGTATACCAAACAGAAAGGCCCAACCCCGAAGGATTGAGCCTCTCATATTAAGTTGTATTATGCTAGAGAACGATCTACGATTCTACCGTATGATGCGTCATCGTTTGGAAGAAGACGGAATGATACTTCAAACATTGAAGCCTCATCACGCTTTGCTGATACTGTTACGTTCTCAATTGAGAGTGCACGGTATGCAACATAAATTCTTTCCTTTGGATCTGCTGAAGAACCAGAACCTGGTCCTACTGCTACAAGACCACGCTCTAGTGGAACGTCGCCAATGTCTCCTGCAGACATCTTAAGAGTCTGTAGGCCTGATGCTTCTGGAGACAAGTCTCCGTCTGCTCCACCTTTTCCTGCAATTGCTACTAGAAGGTTTTCTAGTGTTGCCTCTGCAAAAGATGTATTTAGATTAACTGTCATACCTTGCTTGAATAAACGAGCAACGTCGAGAAGTTGATCTACTGCTACGTCACCAAAGTCTGGCTGGAATGCGAGTTCCAAACCATTTGATGTGTAACCGATGTTTGTGAATGCATTGTTACTTGACAATGTCTCCTTGTATGATACTTCGCTTGCTGCTAGTCCTGTTAGGACTGTGTCTGCGCCAGCATCAGTAATCTTATTGGTTGCTTCAACGTAACCAATTGGACCTGCATTATGTGTAAAAAGTGCTGCTGCACCCACGATAATGTTACTACTTGAACCACGGCTGTATGCCATATATCTCACCTCTTTCATTTTATTAAAAGGGGGTTGTTTCCTCGCTTTAATTATACATGCCGTTTATTATGGAGTTACTGGGTGCCAGTCGTAGTCTATGATCATTTTGTTCCCCGCATAAGTACGGGCTGTCCCGAAATCAATAATGTCTCTTGTCTCTTCCAACTGATATATCTTGAAGTTGTGGAAGTAGGGGACGTAAAATGTTCCATGCCCAGGAATGGTAACTGTTGGTCTATCTAACCCTGGGGTGCCCTGAATATCAAAGTTGTCAGAAATCCACTTGTTTATGTCTTCTGCTGACTCGTCTCCACGATCTAACAGGTCTTGAATTCTTTGAGTTATTCTAATTAAGTTTGGGACAGCATTTTCTTCTAGCGCATTAAAGTAATAAAGTAGTTGTTCACATTTAATGTGAGGAAATGGCATTCTTCTCATCTTAAACATTCTGTCATATATTGCAGCATTGCCATTAAAGGAAAACAGTGTGCCCTCTGTTAGATCATCTATAGTAAAACCTTGTGCTAATGAAGCCATGTCTGTTGGCACTGTTGGAAACATTGGGATTGCACCAAAATCTGGTCCAAGTTTTTGTTGTAGAAATGCATTAATAAATGATGGCGGGTGATCAATAACTACTGACATTATGCACCCACTCCTGCATTAGCAATCCAGCGATATCCAGTTGAGACACCCTTTGCCTTGCCCAACTTCTTGCCTGCCTGCATATCCTTTTTATAGAGAACAGGATTTTCAAGATACTGTGCAACACCGCTTACTCTCAAGAATGCTTGAGAAAAATATCTATTAAAGAACATGTCAAAAACCTTTTCAAAACCACCCTGAACTTCTGTTCCTCCAGGATTATCAACCTTTACTTCATTTTTTGTAAAAACCATTTCTCCATTTTCTTCAAACGCTAAGGCTTGAGCAACTCTTGGCCTAATGGTTACTGGAATACCTTCTTCCATAATTCTGGCTTTATCGTAGAACGGAGTTCTTGAGCCATTTTTAATAGATGTAGATTGGCTAAACGATGATCTAAATGATAAACCAAGATTGCTTGTTGTGTAGGAAATGTCATAAAGTCTTGCACTTGGACTACCAGTTTGATTCCACTCATATATGTGATGAAGCATGTCTGGATTAACTCTTGCATTTGAGTCGATGAACTGCTTCATTACTTCAACAGTTTCCATTCCGACTGTTTTTAAGAATACTGTTTTTCCTTTTTGTACTCCTTCTAAAAAGCCAACAGAATAATCTATGATGTTGTTCATTTCTTTCTTAAATTGATTAGAACTAAATACTGCTCTCATACATCACCTGTTTGATTTTCTGATCTTCTAATTATTACTTTGTATGACTCAACTACTCCAAAGGGGCCTACAAAAGGCTCGTATGTCGCTATCTCAAATAGAGTGCCCTTACCAGACCTTGGACCTGAAGTTTCCATATAAACAAGATTTCCTTCTTGGTCTCTGATATCTGTTATTAATATATTTGTTAGTGAGTTTTTGTTGTCACGAGAAGATATTCTAAGGTCTGACTTTGTTCTTCCTACAAGGATTGAATTCTGAGTTATATTTACGTTTGGCTTTACTTCTTCTTTAAATGCAGAACCACCTGACGAAAATGTACAAGCAAATGTTCTATCCAAAATCCATTGCTTCTTAATAGCACCAAAGTCTCCTTGCTCTACAATTGGATGATAAACCGATGCCTGCATTGGGAACATAAAATCTGGTGTTTCACAAACTGTCATTACAACACCCCAATTTTTGTAATAGACTTAGTATACTTTGAAAGTATCTTGTCTATAATTATATTTCCTGTTCCTTCGAAAAGACCCTTATCAAACTGAATTCTGTATTGATCTGTGTTATAAGAAGAAATAAATCTCTTGTAATAATCTAGTTTACCGCACTCGATGTCATGAATAAGCATCTCTGTTGCTCTGACTATGTCAGATGGAACCGCTGTGTATCCGTGCTCTACAACTATTCTGTAGTCCCAGGTCTTTCCAAAACCTCTGTATATGAATTGAGGATCTAGAGAGTCTGATGCTGCTGCTGGTAATACTAGTGGTGCAGATTCTGCACGGTTAATGTTGTCTGTTGACTTTTCAATGATTGCTGTTTTATCTGGACTAACTTCATACTGCCTATCCTCTACCAACATATTGTTTTCATAAACAGCCAAGACCTTTTTTACATCATCCCAAATTGGCAAGTAATCAGATCCACTTCCCTCAAACTTTAGAACCTTTTTCTTATAATAGAATCCATCTGGAACAACTGAGTCGATTACCGCTCTTGCAATTTCTTCATTAATAGCGTAGGCTGCTATATCGCTTGCTGTTGTTGCTTTTGTTGATGGGTCCACATATGGCCTAACTATTTCATATGTTTCGTCTTGTAAAATTTGTTCATCTGATGTGCCAAGATCTTTAACAATCTCAACTCTGTATGATGAGTCGTACTTTCCTGGCAAAGAAATTTCTAATATTTCTCCAGAAGAAGATTCTGTAAAGGTTGATGTTGAAATTGAAAGGTCCGCCATATCCGTTATGGTAACAGTTATATCTGCATCTACAATCCCCGCAGGAATTACAAAATTAGCAGGTACTTCTGCATATGGCGAAACTCTCAATATCTCCATGCTAAATTACCCTAAAACCTTTTGGACTTCTTCGGGTGTTGCGATGCGAACATGTGAACGAGTTAGCCACTTGTCTGCTTGGTCTTTTGTTACAATATTAACACCCTTGTAGATTGCTCCATTTGCTTCTTCCCAACGAACATTGCTTGTTGAGTAGATAGCAACCTTGTCTCCAAGATCTTTTGCTGGCTTAATATCTTTCTTTGGACCATCTGCTGCCATTGATCCAATAGCACCTGTTTCTGTAAATCCTAGTGATTGAACTGGCTCTTCTGCTGGTGGTGCTTCGACAACTGGTGACTCGACTGCTACCTCAACTACTGGCTCAACGACTGGCTCTGCTACTGGCTCTGCTACTGGCTCTGCTACTGGCTCTGCTACTGGATCTTCTACATAATCATGTATTGATCTCATTTCGTTATCATTATTTTCCATTGTATCCTCCTTGTTTGTATTATATCATTAAAGTATTAAGGGGGACAGGAGAGTGAACTCCCGCCCCCCATTAAAGGTACTGTTTACAGATTATGCATCTGCAGCAGCGTCAGCGAATGCAATTGCATCCTCTTCTTCCCACTGAATACCAAAGCGGACGAATACTGTGTATTCAATTGTGTCCTTCTTTGCTACGTATTCACGGTTTACTGTGATATCACGCTGGAATCCCCATACACGGTTTGCAGGGAATGTCAAGTCGATATAGCCTGCTGGGTAGTAAGGAACTTCCTGAACTTCGATTCCGAGAACACGAGTTGTACGTGCTCCACCGAATGTCTGTCCGATACCATCAAGGTATGACTGGCGGTTTGCCTGGGTTGATCCTGGCATCTGGCCTGCAAATGCTTCTGCAACTGCATCAGCAAGTGTACCGTTGTTCTTAACGATTCCACCGAATGCGTCTGTACCTGCGTAGAACTTAAGATTGTTCTTAAGTGCACGGTACTTACGTGGCATTGCATTGATGATGCCCTGCATTACATCAGGTGTCCAAGCATTATCTGCTACGGTTACAACTGACTCATG